ACAGTCATCACGCCCGTGGTGACGGCGATCGATGCTGTGAACCCGAGCGATTGCGTTGCGGCCGATGTGCTAGGCAAACCGGTTTGCGCGTTGGCAGTCACCGCAGCGCCGACGGCTGCAGGTGCCGAGAAGTTGGCCCAGAAATCGCCGCGTTGATGCAACGTCATCATGAAGCCAGCTTGCACCGACAACTCGAAATATTCCAAGAAGTCGATCAGAATGGCTTGGTTCTCACGATGCACGAAGCCAAGCGAACTGCCCGCAGTGAAGTAGTTGGACGCGCGACCGGTCGCGTAATTGCCAAACGCGAACCGGCCAACGAAGCAACCGCCTGCCACATCGCGCACCGCTGGCGTGGCAACGAACCCGCCCGGAGGTGATTGCACGCTCGTGCGCGGGTTGACGCCTGCAAAGTCACCTACAACAGCCAACGGCGGTTGCTGGTTCACGAACTGTTGAAAGCCTGTTTTCGGCAGCGGCATGTGGTCAAACTCCGATGTTGAGCGTTACTGCAGAGTGTTAGGCGACGTTGAGATTCTGCAGTCCGGGGATTGCCACCAACAGCTTGCCCAGCGACTTGGCATCGTGAGCACGCGGCGTATCGCGAGGCTGCGGGGCATTGCGGGTCAATGCCATCGCATCGAATACGGTGCGCAACGCACTGGTGTGGATGGTCGCATGATCGCGGCATCCGAGTTGTTGGAGCGCGAAGCGATACACCTGTTCGGCGCTGTCGCACGCAACCGGCTCGCCCACCACGGGTCGCACCACATCGCGCGCATCCATGAACGCCTGCATGTCACGTCGCGCAGAATCAGACGCGCGGCGTTCGGCGGCACTCACAGCGCGATCGAGATCAGCCTGCGTCAACGCGTGCAGCTGCGGTTGCGGTTGGGGCTGCGGCTGCGGAGTAGGGCGCGAGTCCTGCGCGGGGCGCAGATGCGGGTCAGCCACGCGTGCCCAATCCCAACACTGCTGCGACTGATCATCAGTCAGCTGTCCGTCGCTCGCGACGTTGTTCAGACCGCGCCACATGTCGGTTGCGCGCCGACGGTCGGCATCGTTCCAGCCGTCCCATGCTTCGCACTCATCTGCGGCAACCCGCGGAATCTGCGCGTCCATGGCGATCAACTGTTGCTCGGTTGGTGCGGTGATACCAGCCAATGCGGCAATTTGTACCAACCGCGCGCGGCGTGCTCGCTTCATGTGTGACAACTCCACAGGTAAATGATCTTCAATACGCACGTCTGGCCCGGTGCGCCCCTCGGGGACCATGGCGACGTGGTTTCCAATGATGTCGCGCATAACACCATCATAGGCACCGTATTCAGGGTGCACACCGGGTGTCATGTCTGCGCGGTAGCGATACGATGGCGACAGCTCTTGTTGCGCACCGCTCGTTACAAGGTCGATGGCTTCCTGCGACCAGACCGACAGCCGATCGGCGCGCAGGTAGGTGCCATCGAAGCTGATCGAGGTTCCCACGCAGCCAGCCCAAGAGTCGCGTGCCGGCTGCTCGGCAGTGACTGGCACATGACGCACGAGCAGCGGCAAACCGGCGAAGGAATCAGCCGCACGGGCGAGTTCTTGCGGATCTCGATACAGCCGGTAAATGCGATTGGCGTCGAGCCCGAGCGCGCGATGGTTGGGGATCTCGTAACCGTAGTACGGGCAAACGTTGGCTTTGCTTATATTGCAATCGGCAACGTGCAGCCGACCATCGGCGTCGATGGAGCGGTGTGAACGGTCGAATGCGTAACGGTGCATGCGCGCAAGATATGCGCGCTAGAATTAGCTTGTCAAATCAGTGCCTTAAGAAGCACCATTATATGTAGCAACAGGTTGCTATAAATCCGCTCCAGGAATAACCGCACTCGATGTGCAGCGACAGTTGATCTGCATGCCAGGGTAGGTCCATTCGCCTTCCAGGAACGCACCCTTAGCCAATTCGTATTGCTTACCGCTGAAAGCAACGTGCTCAGGGCGCGGCTCTTTACCTGCGCCGCTGTGACGCCACACCGCGTGCGTAATGCCAAGCTCCATGCGTCGCGTATTCTCTATAACAGCCATCGCTTTGTGATTCTGATCACGCGCGATTAACGCTGCGCGCCGATAAGCAACGCCATACTTCTTTTTGATCTGTTTCGACAACGCACCCATATCACCACCACGCATCACACTTTGCCACGTGGCTGTTTCAACATCTTTCAGAAATTGTTGAGGTATCGATTTGATCAGTGCCACTTGCTGTTGTTTCACAGCTTTGTAAGCTTCCTTGCTCGCACGCGTCGGTTTGAATTTCACGGTAAGCCCTGCCTCCAAGAATGAAGTACGCATGGCATTTTGTGTCACGCGTTGTGAACGCTTTGCAAACGCCGCTGATAAGGTCACCGAAAGCTTGTCTAAATTCCGAGTCCATTGCTTACCCCATTTGCTCAGTGCCTTAGCTAACGCGGTTGTGCGACTCGAAGCATCCTGTGCGTGTGGTATAGCGCTATCCTCACGATAGGCCGCACGCACATGCAACAGCATGCTGTTTGCCATCGCAGTCACGGCACATTGAAGCTTGCAGCGATACCAAGCTTCAAGCCCGCGGTTAGCCTGAATCGCTCTGACTGTCTTCTTCATCGTCGTCAAGCTCCGGCAGTCCAGGTGCTTCGCCTTGCAGGTTGTTATAACCGCTTTCGGGATCGCTATTCAGCTTATCGCGCGCTTCCTGCGGATCGAACACGCCCGCGGTGATGTACACCTGCGCCGTGTCCGCATCAGTCTTTCGAATCTGTGCAGCCTGCACAGCGTCAATCTCATAAAGTGGCTGGAACTCAACCGTAATAGACGGGTCGATAGTACCCCATTCGTTGAGCTGCAGTAGTTCCAAGATATCGAGAAGCGGTCGTTCGTAATGCGCGGCAAACTCTGAGGCAATCCAATCATAGAAGACTCGAATCTCGCCATCGCTATTCGCATTCAAGCCGGCAGGTGTGATACCGGTCATGAACACGAGCGGAATATGCGTAGGCGCAGCCATGTGTTCCTGCGCTTGCGCTTGCAGCTGATCAAGACCGGACAACGTTGCATGATGCTCTGCAAATTCTTCGTCGCTCTTGTCCAACAACAAGACACCTTGATTACTGCGCATCTTTTGAAAGAACTTCACGCGTTGTTGCAGAACGCCACCGTCACCACCTTGCAACACGGATTCCATGTTAGTTGACCATACGAGAATCGAGAAATTCTGAATGATCTTGTTAACGCTATCACGTGTTTCGAGCCAATTACGTACGTTCGGCTCGATCAGTTGCGTAATGCTCAAACCGCCGAAGTTATAGGCAGGCTTCAAGATATCAGGCACAGGCTTAGGAACGCAGGTGATGAGCCGATCACTATGCACCTGGATACCGTTCATATACCACATGCGCGGCTTATAGAAGTCCGGGCCGGTAGGATCAATCGAACTGTAAACACTCGGGCTTGTCCACATCGGCTCAACAACGCGGAAGCGTTCCAACTGACCTTTGCGTAATATCCATTTGCCATCTGCACCCTTCAGCGGCAAGTCGCGCGCAGTCTCTTGACCCTTCACCGCGATGAATATCTGCGCACGTCCAAACTGTCCAGCAACGTTCGCGTAGTGACGCATCATCGACCGGATGCCCCATTCATGGCACAGCTCGGTTAATCGTTTGATGCGGTCTTTCGTGCTCGCACCTGGCTCACCGTTAGATACTATCTTGACCCACTTGCGCGTGAGCTGCCCCGCGATCACGGCAGGCGGTTCGTAGTACTCTGATCGCTGCAACAACTGCGACAGATACGGGTAACCTGGAAAGCCCGTTACACAACCATTGGCTTGTGCATAGCTCAGTAGCGAAGCCACATTGACCGACGTTGCGCTAGCATCATCGAATGCAACCGTGCGACCTTCGGGCAGCACTCCGGGCGGGAGCACAGGCATTCGTAAAGGGTAGGGGATAGGTTCACCAGCAACACGTGATATTACCCACTCGTTTATTTTGCTGAACCAATCGCCTTTCACTTCCGGCACCGGCGCAGCTGGTGGAGGCAAATAACCGTCGTTCATCGTGACACCCATTCATGACCTGCAGTACGCGCTTGCCATTCGCCACACCATGAATCATGGGTGGTAGTTGACCATTGTGGATATTCAGAAACACGCGGGGCGTTTCGTCGGCATTCCCCCACAAGCATCTGCTCACTATGGAATGCAGGTTGCCAGAATGCACACGTGCGACATCTATAGAAAGGGTCGCGCTTCATTGCCGCGATTTGATCTGATAGCTCCATTAGAAGTTCTCCGGGTAATCGTCCTGTTGGGGTTTTGCAGCTACTTCCATCGGGTCGTCGGCTTCCGCCAGCTGATCGTTGATCAACATCGCGTGCTTGCGAGGTGCATACGCCATCATAACCAGATCGGCAAGATTGGGCGACGGCTGCTCATCGGGCACCTTATCAATCAGTATCTTACCGTCATCCGACAGGATCTGCACCGGCTGCGAAAGCTCCATGCACAGCTGACCAAACTCGGGATAGCCAGGGATCAAGCTGATGAAGAAATCCGGCACATGTGGGCGACCTTGCAATGCGTTAACAGTGTTCTCAACTCGCCAACGCAGATCAATCCACCCAAGCGCTTTGTAATTCTTGAAGTACTGTTTGTTAGTCACACGGCGAGCAAGGTCCTTGCTATTACGATGCGGTCGTATTGTTTGATCAGCAAGCGGCATAGCATCGCCGCTATATGATCCGCGGAAACCTTCGGTAATGATAGGATCACGATAGCCCTTGCGACGTGTCTTGTTGATCATGCGAGCATCACCGCGGACGCTGGCACCCATACCATCACCGTCGTAAAGCAATTCGTTTGTGCCGTGCAGATCAGCAATGCTAAATGCTTTTTCTACTGTCTTATAGAGATCTGACTGCTTGCCTTTCCAAGTCTCAGCATAGCTGAAGCAAATACCCTCACGTATACCAGCGGCGCACTTATCTAATCCCTTGTCTGCGAGATCGAGAATACAGCGGCGAGCACCGTCGCGAGGAATGCCAAGCTTCTCGTGTGCATTGACAATAGCTTGTACCCACTCGGCAGGTATGACGATACCTTCAACCGATGCGTTAAAGTCAATGTCCATTTCCTGCGCTGTGATGACGGGCCCCCATTTGGCCAAAAAGTCGTCATAGTGCTTCTGCGTCATCATCGGGTTATCACGCCAATGGAAGCGGAACACTCGCTCAGCTGGCCACGTCATGCAACGCTTAGCGAAAGGGTTGGCGTTACCGTGTACTGATGACACCTCAATGCGGCAGTTGGTTGTCTTGGATAACGCAGCATCAGTGATTTCAGGATGCTCTAACCACGCGGCTTCATCGACGAAATAGATAGCCTTACGCGGTCCGCGTCCAATGTTCTTACCAGCTTCACCGCTGATCATCGACCGCGTGGCAGGGAACTTGATAATGAGATGTTTGCTATATTCCAACATCCAATTACCGCTTAAGATGGGCGGCAAGTACTGCATGAAAATGCGACCCTTGTAGAACAGTGAGCCTGTATCCGCACTGTCCACTAGATCTTCCTTGCGCGATCCAAAGCCGATGTCCATGCCTTCGTACAGCGTACACAGACAGCAGCTTAACGCCATGCAAAGCCAGCTCAAGCCTTGATCGCGCGACTTCGGGAGCACGCCCGATTGCCGCGAACGCCACGTGTCGAATATCCAACGCAGTGCATCGACTTGACGCGGGAACAACTTGAAGGGCATCAAATCTTCGCGCCCGATCTCGATGTTACGCGGATCTACCGTAACACCCCAATCATCAATCATCT